GTTTTCATTTCTCCCGATCCAACCTACACTAAATATATTTATAAATTTCTATTTTTATTCTGTGGTTTACGCTTCTTGCTTCGCTTCCTAGAACCGGGACCGCGATTAAACGGATTCGTTCTAAGACTGCTAAGCGATGAAGCATAAGGATTGTAACTCGAAGTTTGATTCTGCGCTTGGTAATCACGCAGATCTATGACGGAAGGTACGTCTCCAACGTTCTGTGGAACCATTGTTCGCACCGGAATCGTGGATTGGTCTGGAATAATAGGGCAACTTCCCTGGTTGCCTGGCGTGGAGTCTTCGGTGGCTATATCAGCACCGCTGTAACCCCTAAGACTACCCCCTTGAGGAACCGCTGTGTCCACAGGACGGATTCCTGCCAGTTGGCCATTTACGTAGTGGTATTGATAGTCACCGTATAACGGGTGAGCTTCTTTCCACTCTTCGTCTGTTTGTTTGCTTTCACTAGATCCCATTTTCTTCCGCAACTTGTGTTCACTCCCTCGATAACCTGCTCCAATTAACCTGTAAACCATCCTTAGCGGGGCATTACCTATTAAGGGCATGGCCCCAATGATTTTGGGTCCCAACGACATGTCACGAGTGCGTTCATAATAATTTTTATCAGCGTCGTCAAGACAAGATAAAGAATCACACAAAGCGTACTCACTATCATGATCGCGGCTGTGCCAATCAAGTTTTGTAAGCGGTCTCTTTTTCGATCTGCTCGTCGAACTTTGAAACTTACCATCTGACCAATTCGGTCCAGTAAAGTGGTCAAAGTAAGGCAGATACCATTCAGGAAGATCATCATAGTTCATTTTCCCCCACCTCTTTCCCATGTAAATATGTATTTAGTTTATCCAATTTATACAAACGCAATATATAAATTAACGTGAGAGTTTAACGCCGTCCCAAGGCGAATCTAGGCTTACGCGCTTTCTAGGCCGAGCACCTTGTACTTGAGTTGCTGTTGACTTTTCAGCAAATTCAGAGGAAACTTGTCAGGGTGTTCTTTGCGTAGATTGCGGTACATAGTGTCGAAGAATTTAAACTTCGAAGAGTCCCAAACGTGGTTAAGCATGTGGCACGACAAGGCGTTCGCCAGGTCGTCTAGTTTTGTGCGTTTCAAATGCGCAACATGCTTTGTAAAACGTGTCGGTTGGTATGTCCAGGCTCCGTCTTTGTGGAAGAACCGATTGGAAAAGAATTCGCATCCGGCAAACTCTTTATGAATGTGGAAATCGTCTACTTCGAATCCCAAGTCACTCATTTCTCGTTTGTACCGACCTACGTCAAATTCCTCAGGGAACGTCTGTAAAATGTCGTCGCCACCGACCACTATGTCGAAAGCTTCACTCTTAATTTCTGAAGCGGGCACACCCATGCGGAGTAGAGCTAAAACGTGCAAAGCCAATTGCCCGATGCTGTTGCCTCCGATGGTAAAGAACCACCCACTCTTCATCAATCCTTTTGAAGAGGTGCCGTAGACGTGTCCGTTAGTCGTGCGATACCTCGCATGATCGAACACTTCCGCGAAACAGCTTGCAACGTCGTCTTTGTACTCTGCAAACTGTTCTTCCGTCATATCAGCCGGTCGTTCGGCTAACTCTTGGACCACTCCTTCGACGATTTCAGCTATCCATCTGAAGAAGTTGCAGTCCCAATTCCGCTTATCACTCTCACCTACCCGCTTTTTGAGCTTGTTGGCAAGATGTCCGATGTCCCCAGGCCTCATCGGGTTGAATGCA